TTGCACCGGCCTTTACAGTAAAGCCAGAATCTTCGGCTTGCTTTTCTAAAAAATCAGTAAGACGATCAATTTCTTTTGAGGTTTGAGGAATTTGATTAAAATATTTTGGTGTTGATTTTCCAAGGTTAACCGACCCAGCCTGCATGGCTGGGGATGGCGGTGCAATTGCATCAGCAGACCCCTTAATCATTGGGGCAACCTTCTTGGCCGTCTGCACAGTACCAACCGCACCAGGAATCATTCCAACGGCTGCGCCAGCCGCAGACACAGCGGCCTCGGTATATTTACCCTGCTCTGCCAATTGGGCCGCATCTTGGCCAAGGCGAACCGCTTCCTCGGTCTGCAATGCAGTGCCAAGGAATGGCACGATATCGGCAATACCCAAGGACAATGGCGCACCACTGCTAGGACCGCCAATCAAGCTCTGAGATATCTTCCTTGCTCTTACCCGGTCAACGCCCACACCCTCAAGCCCAGACTGCAAGAAAGCAGATATTTGCTCTCTGGTGGTTGGGTCATAGGACTTGATCTCTGGCCCTTGCGGCACTGCATCGGTCATGGTCTGTACTGGAGCAGCGGCCACTTGGACTGGGGCTAGGGCACCAAGCGGGTATAGGCCCATGTTGGTACGCATAAATGCGCCCCTAGTGCCATCTTGGTCTTGGATAATCTCGTAGTCATCCCCACCATTTTCTGCATTGGCAAGCAGGCCAGCACGCACCCCAGGCGTAGACAGCTCGTAGTCGAGCCGATACACATCATCAATGGTCTCTAGTTTTATCATTGCTGCGTACCCTGTTGAGGTCTCGGTGCCCGACGAATTGCTTCTTTGTATGTGCGGATATCTTCTCTAACAGAAGCGGCAGTCGCAGAAGCAGCTCTGCCACCTTTGGCAACATGAGCTTGTATTGCCCTTTCAACGGCTGCATCATCTGTCAAGTCAACGCCCTTTAATTCTGGGACTTGTACTTCTATCGATTCTTTTGCGCTGGCAGCAGCACTTGCCCATACAGAGGCCATGCTCCCACCAAGATTGTTCAGCAACTCCTTGGCCTTTTTTTCCACCTGTTCGTTACTTGGTAGCACCCCATTGATTGGCGTGTTGGCATAGTTGGACAGCTCAAGCCTGGCTGTATTGCGTGCCACCACAGCAGCATCTCTTGCTTCTGCGGTTGGCAAAGATGGGGGTAGATTGGCAGACTGAATACCTACCGCCTGGTCAAACCTTTGGCCATAGTCTTTGATTATGTTGTTGGGGTTGCCAAGGTTTCTAACCAATGAGTTGAAAGTCTCTTTGGTCAACCGGCTGCGGTTTTTGATTAGCTCCGAATCGGATAGCGTGCCAGCCTCTGCGGCCCGGCTAAGTCGCAATACTAGGGTTGGGTCTTCAACATTAGCAAACACCCCAGCCCCATCGATATAGCCCTGGTAACTCTTGAGCTTCTCTGGTGAGAGCGGCAGATTCTCTAGCTTATCCATCAACTCTTTGCGTTTTGCCTGGTTGTCCTCTGTCAACAATTGGCGAACCAATGGGGCCGCCTTGGCCTCGGCAGAGGAGAACTCATTATTCATCACAATGTTTCTGCGCTCTGTTGCTTTCTTGAGGCGATTGAAAACCTCTTCTTTTTGTTTGTCATCCATGCCAGCCCATACCTGGGAATACTTGCCAGCGTCATTTGCCTCTAGTCTGAGGATCGCCTGAGTGGCAGAGGAGGCAAACTCTGTAGAGGTAATGTACTCGGCAACAACCTCAGACTTGGCCTGCACAATCCCATCTCGCATTTTTTGAATTGTTTCTTCCCGCTTGGTTGTTTGAGGCGCAATTCCCATAACAGTACTAAGGGCCTTGAAGCTGGCCATAGACACACCTTCTGCTGATGGGTCTGCTTGGATTGCTGTCTTTAGGTTTGTGACCTCGTCTTTGATTGCGTCATCGGCCAACACATCAAATGCGGCACGATACTCATTGGTTAGCTTTTCAGTCGCAACAGACATCAAAGCTCGACCTTGGCCGCCAATGGAGTTGGCTAGGCCTGCCGCCTGCTCTGCACTGTACCGACCCAGCACCTGAGTCTGCTTTTGAGCCAATGCCGTTATCGACTGCTGGAGAACAGTAAGGTCCTTAATTTGCCCGGTATCAACTTGGGCTTTAAGACTGGCGAATTCCCTTGCCGCTTCCATCTCAAAGTCTGTGCGCAGACCAATGGCTACAAGCTTGTTTTCCTGCTCTCTTTGTTGCTGTGCCGCACCAAAGGCAAATTGGCTGATCTTGCTTAATGCTTCTCCAATGGTCTGCGTCTGCCGGGTTTGCTCCCGAATGTTGGCAAAGTCCATCCTCGGGATATCTGCCGAGATCAGACCAGATTCTTGGTATCTAGGAAGTCGTGCCATTATCCACCGCCACCATAAGTAACTTCACCACCACCGGGTGCTTTAGTCTTTCCATAGCTTAATGCTGCTGTGCCAAGCTTGGTGGCCGCCTGGAAGAAACCAGTTCTTTCTGCGGTGCGGCCAGCTTGCCTGTAAAGCTCTGCCTGCAACATACCGCCACGCATAGCGGCATCGGCATCTTCTAGAAGCATGGAATACTCCCGGCCTGCTGCGGTCTCATTGGCCGCTCGGACAATGTCTGGGCTACCCGAGAATGGGTCAATACCACCGGCATAGGCCCTAGCCGCAATGGCGGCATTGGCCTGTAATCTGCGACGCAGAACATCGTTGCTGCGCTGTTGGTACTGGATTGCCTTGCGCTGGCTTTCAACCTCAGTCTGCTTGGCCTGTAGGTTGTACTGCTGTCTCTGCGCCTGGCCAGCCTGGATATCACCAACCGCACTGACCACACTAAGGACAGTGCCGATAGTTTGAAGCGTTTGCGCACTTTGAAGTACGGCAACAAGTTCCATGTCTTAGCTCCCAGGATAGGTGGAGATTTTGTACTCCAGCCCCAACAAAATCATCTTAAGAGGAATGTCTTGTTCGATGGTGATCTTTCCCTCATCCGAATAGCCAAGTATCCCCGGCAGTGTCTTGGTGCCGGTGAACTCGGGCACCTCCTCGTCTAGCACATTCGGGTCATCAAACGCCCGGAATGGCACATCGGTGCCATTGATCTTCAGATGCTGGGTGTCTTTCACAAAGACATTGACCTCCACAATCCGCTTCTTAAACCCCAGCCGGGTGCCAGCAGATATCTTAAGATCGGCAGGCATGGTGACCACCTTGACCGCATAGTCCAACCCTATCTGGTAAGAGCTGGCCGCAGCCCTGGAGAAAGTGACAGTGCCACCGTTAGGTACAGTCTGGTTGGCCTGCACGGCCCCGTCGAGAATGATGTCAACACTCTTGGCCACCAAATGGGACACAGACGCTGACGCACCAGCACCGCCAGTGACAGCAGAGTCGGTGGTCAGGGTGTCATCAAACCGCTCGACATAGAAAACAGTCGCAGAATTGACAGTGCGCTTGACCACAGCGTAGATGGTGGTCAAGTCCACGCCCACATCGATAAACTCCCCATCGGTGGTGAACTCGGAGGGTGCGATCACATTCTGGGCACGCAACAGCGAGAAAGCCGCAATCGACCCGTCTGTGGCATTGGCGATCAGCAGGAGGTCATTCTCATCGGTGGCCACTGATCTGCGCAGGGCCATGCGCCTTGGGTTACGCAACAGGTGACCTGATAGCAATGATATCTTGCTGGTCACATAGGTGAGCTGCGTGTCGGTAAAGGCGAACTCGTTCAGACTCTTGCCCTGCCGTTGAACGAACAGGGTGCCAGACTCTAGTTGCTGGACTCGGATGCCTTCTTGGCTGCCATTGCGGGTCGTAGACTTGACAAAGAAGTTATCTGGGGTGATTGGCTGGAGACCTTCTTGGGGGCAGTAGAACTCGCCACCAGTGGTGAAGACCTGGAGGTCTCGGCCTGCCGTGATGTCCGTAATGGCATTGAAAGTATTAGTGTCAAGTGTGGCCTCGACCGCATCATCGTCCAATCCCTCCGTAGGGTCGAAGTCAAAGAAGAGGCCGACCTTGGAACCCCAGATAGTTGATGGCCGGGTCTTGGACCCACCAAAATAGAGCCTGCCCTCATGGAAGGTCACCGACCTGGGGTATCCCTTAGTGGCCGACCAGACTGCCTCATAGCCAGCCTCAAGCTCCCAGTTTCCGTTGGCAATGGCCGAAGTGTTAAAGAATGGAAACTCGGTAATCGCCTGCACGACAGTCGAGCTAGTGAACTGCACAATCTTTGCCCGGCCCTGTGGGCTGGCATTGATGTACTGCCCCACCGAGGCAGAGCTAAAGGGTGTGCCCGTCGAGGCCGTCAGCGTCACCTTACCAGACACAGCCGACGGGGTCAGCGTGCCGGCTGGGTTACTGGTCGATGGGGAGAATGCGTACTTGGGGGTCGAGTCAAAGGTAATGACCGAGCCAGTCCAGTCTGCATCTGTTGCGCCCCGTACCAGCTTTGCCGGTGGGATGTCCTGCTGCACCACAATCAGGGTGTCGGCAGACTGGGTCCAGCCCAGATTAGCCAACCTTGCACCCGTTAGGCCAAGGCTGGAGGTGTCAAGGTAGGAGTTGCCACTGGCATTGATATTGGTGACCAGTGCCCCATTTTTGAAGACAGACATCCGATTATGGGTAAAGCACAGCATATAGCTGTCGCTGGTCGAGAACTCAAATGGCACCAGGCGCACACCATTGGCGGCAGACTCTGCGCTTGAGTTGGGTAGGGATGTGACATACCGCAGACCAGGCCTGCGCCTCACGCCACCCTGCGGCTGCACCACTACATTGGTGGCCTCCTCAAGGGCATTGGCATAGGCAGGCAGATCAACCCGTGCCCGAAGCAACGGGTCCATCTCTCCTGTGGAGAAGTTAGTCTGGATCGATACAAAACGGGTCATTAGTTGCGTACCGCAATCAGGGCATAGTCATCGATGTAATTGTTGGGCTGGCCCTGACCGTCCATCTGAATAGCGGTTCTCATATACCCGCCACGGCCATTCTCGCTAGGTGCGCCTACGGCCACACCCTGCCAATACTGAGCCTTAGAGTCCTGGTCGGTGATCGGGTAGGACAGGTGCCAGGCCATCATGTACTTGAGGAGCTGCACAAAGTAGACCGGCATCTCAAACTCTTGCACGGCATATTGGTAGTCCACATAGACCTCTTCATAGTCGGTGAGCAGCTTGTCTTGGAAAATGCGGTATTCCTTGCTGGGCCGCTGGCCGGGTGATGCAGATGTATATACAGCCCTGGGTGGCCCCAGCCGGTCACCAGGCAGTTGATACTCGTATCGGTACTCTGTAGTTGGGGTGGTAATCAGCTTGGCCAGCTTGACCTTTTTAAAGCTGAACGACCAGGGGTAGACCAGCAATGCCTGGTTCTTAAGGTCCGGGTAGAGCCGGTCAGAGATGTTGGCTGCGTCCGTGCCCTCGTTGAAGCTGGAGATAGAGTTGGCCCCCAGCATGAGCAGGGCATCGGAACAGATAGAAAGTGATGAGTCTCCTGCTGCCATTTAATCCTCCAGACCCGGTGGTGGGCCAAAAATCTGTCTTGTATACCCAGACATTGAATAGATGCCCTCTGTTCTTCCCTGCTCTTTGTGGTGCCTAACCATCTGCTGCCAGCCGAGGATATTGTTCTCGGTCGCAAACAAATGGTTCCCACCACCACTGCCGGAATACTTTTCTGAATATACCCGCTCGGATGTACTCAGAGGAATACCCACCATAATCACTTCATCAAATCCCATGGCCTTGGCCCACAGGGCACCGACCATGCCGCTGGACCCTTTCATACCGACCAGCTCTTCCCACCAGTAATCAACATCACCCATGATGCCAGCCCTAGCGTGTATGTAGATTGGACTGCCTGCTACCTTGCGCAATACCTCAGAGTAATTGTTGTGCTGGGTCCAGATATGCTCAATCCCATCAATCATCCCAGGCACTTCATTCACCCCTAGAACCATTGCATCAGGCCTTAATTGCCTCGCTTTCTCTAGGTCTACAAAGACAGAAGGGGCGCTACCACAGATAATGGCAGGCCCCTCATGTCGTACCTCATACCTTTGCGGCATCACAATCGGGGGCCGAAACCCCCGGTTAATTAGTCGCTATCGGTATTGGCCAGCGTGGTGCCGTCGTTCACATCCACAACACCAGATGTGTTGGAAAGCACATAAACCAAAGTAGCAACAGCAGTCGAGCCAGTCGAGGTCACACAGTAAATCAGGTCACCAACTTCCAGGGTGTTGGCCAGGTCGTTGAAATAACCCTCTGTATTGACAGTCGCAATGGTATCGGCAGTCTTGTAAGCATAGACCGAAGGAGCTTGGCCACGCTTACTGACACCGACAGAGGTAAATCCAGCAGAAGAAAAAGCCATGTCAAATCTCCTTAAGCGTCGGTGGTTTGAACTTCAACGATACCCTCGGCATCGATGGCAATCGCACCGGCAGAGAACACTGCATTGACCAAGAAGGAAGTCTTCTCAGGAATGTAGTTGATCTCAGTACGGGGAGCGATACCCTCGGCATAGCCGATAGCATCACGATGGAAAGCCCAGAGCTTGCGCTCAGCACTGGCAATGGGAAGACCGCCCTCGGCACGATCACCAATGGTGTGGAAGGTGAAGCCAAGGAAGGTATTCAGCTCGCCACTCACTAAGGCACGCACAGTGTTGAAATCTGCCGAAGTGACAGAAGTCTCACCGAGGATTGAAGCCAGGCTGTTGGCGTGGATGACGATGTGCCGGTTATCCATCGGGACATTGTTCTTGTCCAGAAGTTTCTTGGCTGCACGAAGCTTGGCCACATTAAGGCCGGTGTCCGTACCACCCTCGTTCTCGTCCACCACATTGCCGGTCGAAGAAGCGGCCAGGGCATCAAGGATGATCTGGTCTTGGCGACGGCCAATAGCGTTGGCAACCACTTGGACAAGCTCTTGACGCTCGTCGAAGTTAACCTTGGCCTGATTGAAGATGTCGCTGTACTCAGCGGCATTCCAATCCTGCAGGGTTGCGGTAACCTGGCTGAAGGCAACATTAAGGGGCGTGACATCGGACTGGGGAACACGCACAGTGGCGACACCCTTGCCGACTTTGGGGAATTTAACAGTAGAACCCTCGACTCCACGACGCTGACGAACCGCACCGACCAACTGGGCTTTCGCCTGATAGGCCTGCTTAACCTCTGCGTCGAAGAGCGTGATAAATGCTGGTGATAGCGTAGACATCACAGTCTCCTAAAAAGTGAAAAAGGTTTGGTTGTCGCCTCGGTTAGCCGGTGATCTGGGCCTACGCTTGCACCTTACGGGTACCACTCGTCAGCATCCGCTGCGGTAAGGGTCGGAGATATCTGATTGGCCTTAAGGTGGTTTCTAAGGGTTTTGTTTGCAGAATGCAAGAGGGTTGACAAAAGGTTCCCCAAGGGTGGTAGCCCTGTCTCCAGCGCAGCTCTGTTAAGTCTCTTGGCTGTGCCTAAGTGTCCCGAAGGCAGCGATTCATTCATCTGGTTGTTGGTACCACCCTTTGCCAACCAAACTATCCTAGTCCCTCACTGACAGGCCAGGACCCAAACGCAGGGTGTCCACGCTGGGTGTCTTCTCTTCCACGCAACCGATACAGGTTCTTAGTAACGCCTGGAGTGCGGTCGGAAGCTCCAATAGAAAAACCCTCTAGAGGAGGCTCGGGCTTGACAGGCCAGCATCTGGTCAGCGTAGATGCGTATCAAGCCCCCACTAGAGGGTTCTGTCTTTGCTGACCAAATGCCGGAGCGTCACTTCCGACAAGCAAATAGTAGAGAAAAAAAACCCAGGGTGCAAGACCCTGGGCTTAACCCTATTTCAAGGGGAGGAGAACTACCATGAAGAAAGCAACCTAATACTAACCGAAGTTCTGCATGAACATCTTCTCGACCTTGGCCCTGTATGCTGGGTCGGTCTGATACTTAGGATCACCCACCATGGCATAAAGTTCATCTTTGCTGGGGGCACCCTCAATTGGCACAGACTCTTTGGGAATCCTGGTGCCTTCATAGGTCTCACGCAGCTTGGATAGAGCCAGGATGCCCTTGGCAGTACCGCCCATGACCTTGAACTCCTCAAAGTCATCCTTGCCCCAGACACCTTTCCTGACCAGTCCTCTCGCCCAGTCGGTCATCCCGTTGATGATTGCATCCGCATTCGGTCCTAGGGCGGCACGCTCTTCTTGGATGGTGCGCTGTACCTGTGCCTGCTGGTCACCACCCATGGCCACCACATCCCCGACAAGCTTGTCGAAGGCGGCCTGGCTGATCCCATACTCCTTTGCCCAGCCCAAGACATGGCTGCGCACCGGGTCATCCTCTGGGATGTCTCCGAAGACAGCGGTGTCGTATGTGCCATCCGTTGGGGGCTTATGCTTGCCCTGGCTAATCTGCTTGCGCAAATCCATCCAGCTCTTGGCAATCCCCTCGAGGTCTGGTTCCTCGTTCTTCCAGAAGTTCTCTGGCCACCAGTCTGGCCTCTCTAGCGGTCCTTCCTCCTCGGGTGCCACCTTGTGTTCAATCTCGGTAGCGACTGGGTTCTGCTGACCCTCATTTTCATCGGCAATGCTGGCCGAGTCCAATAGGCCAGCATCACTGCTGGGTTGGTTCTCTGAGTCCATTAAAGTTTCCTTGCGTGGGATATCCGTGCTTTGATGTCCCTGACCACCGACCTCTGCCCATCGGCAAAGAACGCATAGCTAGGGTCAGCACCCGGCACGGCAACGGGTACATCCACATATGCCTGCTCAAGCCACTCCATCAGCTTGGCACCATCCTCAGAAGTAAACACCCGCAGGACCAACCTATTGAGGTCATCCCGCACTTGCTGGGCATCTCTGATGTCTTGTCCTACCGGGGCCTCTAACTCATCCCACCCCGGCATTAGACAGCACCCTGCACAACCTGTGCGGCTAACTCAGGGTTTTGCTCGGCAGCCATGGCCATCTGCTGCATCTGCATCATCCGCTCCTCGGGGCTGCGCCTGATCTTCTGAGGTATCCCCAGCCGGTCGGCAATCATGTCCAGGGTATCGCCCACCTTGATGGACATCTGACCCTCTGGCCCCATCTGCTGGGCTATCTGCATATATTGCATGATGGCGTTGATCTCTTCCATGTTCTGCGCCATGGCCAGCGGGGCCACGGCAGAGACCTTCACCTCCAGCCCATTGACCCGCAAAGGCAGATCAATCAATCCCCGGTCATCCATAACCATCAGAATCTTCTCGACCAAGGGAATCATGGTCTCGTTGATTAGACGGCCAAATGCTGAACCCAGGTTCTGTGCCAGCTCCTTCATGCGCTCCACCACCTCGGTGGCAGACCGGGCAGACATATTGTCTGGCGGCAGACTCTCGTCGAGCAGGATGCGCTTGATGTTGCCTCTCAGGTCATTGATAACAATCTGGGAAACATTGAAGTCAGCAGACTTGGGCAGCGGTGTCAGGGAGGCACCCTGGGGGCCACCATTCCTGGCCACAGGGATGATCGCACCAGGAAGAATCTTGACTGTTGCAGGGTTTAGCACCCCGTCATCGGCTGCCGTATATACACCAGCAATGGCCAGAGAGGCGTTTTTGAGTAGCAGCTCTAGCGTCTTGTTGAGTGTCTTGATGTCGGGCATGGCCGTAATCAGTGGGCCACGGCCATAGATTTCCCCAGCCACTTTCATGTAACGGCTAACAATCCAAGGACTGACCTTCATGCGCCTATAGACCAGCTCTTGCTTGCCCTCTTTGTAGATCACATGGTAGCAATAGTCACCACGCTTGGGATCGAAGACAGTGGCCTCAATCAGGTCCACATCCTCGGTGGGTTTCTGGTCAATCAGACGGGCAAGCTGAGAGGTTGGCTCAATCTTGGCATCTGGCCACTGGCGGGAGATGGCCTCTGCCTTCATCCGCATCCGTCGGTAGACATTGTCTACCTGACCATTGGCACCCTCTTCAAAGGCCACTAGGAACTGGGGCACGGGCACAAAGTTGATCGGACTGGTGTCATCCCCAGGCTGGACCATCATCACTGCAGTGCCGACCGCCAGGTCGAGCAGGAACTCACCCATGGCGATATCGAAGTTGGACTGCTTCAGTGTGGCAAAGAGCTTGTCTGCATAAACATCTAGGGCAGCCTGCGCTTCAGCACGACGCTCCTCCGGGATATTCGGGCCAGGCTCAAGCCTGCACCATTTACGCTGTGGAGGAAAAATTCCAGACTGTAGCCGGTTGGCAAATCTCTGGGTCGAGTTGATTGCGGTCGAATCAAAGACTCGTTGCATCTTTTTCGACCCACCGACTTTGCCATCGTAGTATCCGTCGTATAAGTTGCGCTGGGGCAGGGCGAATTCATAGGCATCCTCGTAGAGGTCCCGAAAGTCATCCTTGCGTCTTAAGGCCTGGTCGTGCCTTTTTAAGACTTGTTCTGGGTTTAGTCGCATCATTTCTTTTTGGCCTCGTAGCGTTTGAGTAGGTTGCGGCCTTTAGCGGCCAGTCTTGCGGCAGCCGATGCGTTGGTGGGCGCAGCCTCACCCCAGGCACGGGCAGCAAGGGCCAGACGGGTAGGATCTCCGTTGTCCTTCTTGAGAGGCCCACTGGGATTGGTATAGAAGCGGGTGAGGAATGACCCCTTCCTGCGCATCTTCTCAGGCGTGTCTGCGGCCCCCTTGACACCGGGCTTGAGGTTGGCACCCTCCTTGCGCTTGAAGTGTCTCCTACCGGCTGCGGTGAGGCCTCCCTTGGGGTCTTTAATGGGTTGGCTCATTCGTACCACGCGATGCTTCTGACCCGCACAGGGATGCAACCGGGAATGGTGACCTCAATGCCTTGCCGATTGAGATGATCTTCCATCTTGAAGACATAGTCTGCACACTCTTTCTCGGTCTTAAACAGGTCGCTGGTATTGGCCACGAAGCTGCACTGGTCGTTCAAGCAGAACGCCACGATGGCCATCCACCCGCTCACTTTTTGGGTTTCATGGCGGTTTTGGCCGCCTTCTTGAATGCCTCTGCCGTGGGCGCACCCTTAGAGCCAGGCTTGCGCATCTTCTCGCCAGACCCCTCGGCTATGCGTTCACGCTTCTTGTGGATGTTGGCATAGAGTCCAGCTTTCATTTTTCGTACCCTCCTGCCTTGCGGCCCTCGCTCATAGCGATTGCTTTGGCCTGTTGTTCACTTTTAACCTTCTGACCAGAACTCGACTTGAGCTTTCCTGCGGAATACTCACGCATGACTTTGGCCACCTTCTTCTGCATCTTGTCTTTGTCGGGCATAGATATCTCCTTATTGGATACCAGTGCCAAGGGTTGTGACCCCCTGCTCTGGGTTTAGTCGATTCTCTGATAACAGTGCCCTTCCACTGCGACGGGCACGCCTACGGGCCGCCTTGTCTTCCTCTTTGCTTGCGCTAGCTGAAGATGGGCTTGATTTACCACCCTCAGACTCAAATCTTGAACCCAGCGCAGAATCAATTACTGGTTTTGCCATCACGGCCGCGTAACCAAGCTCACCTGGCTTGGGGGATGAGTCTCTTGAACCACCTCTTTTAATAATGCCACCCATTATGATTGCCCTCCTACTGAGCCAAGTGTGGTCACGCCTTCCTCGGGGTTGACCCGAGCCTGAGATAACAGCATCCGAGAACCGCCACGCATCCGGGCACGCCTGCGAGCTTCTGATTGCTCCGATAACTCCCTGCGCTCTTCCTCTTGCTGCTGCTTGAGTCGCTCGTTCTCTTTTCTTTGCTCGGCAAGTTGGGCCTCTGCGGCACCACTGCTCTTACTACCACCACCGAATAATCCGCTCATCTGTACCTCGCCATGATGTAGTGATCTGCCCTGTCGGGTCCGTACTGGCGCATGGTGCCTTCTTCAGCGAATCCTAAGACCTTGGCCCATTGGTGCGCCCTAGTGTCGTTGGTTCTAACTGATATCTGTATGCGGTGCAATGCGTAGGATATCTCTGCGATATCGAAGAATGTCTTGCCCACCTTGGTCATACCGATTGGTTTGGTCCTGGCCTTATCGTCAGCAATGAGCCAGGCCTCGGCTACACCCGACCAGACCTCGACAAACCCAAAGCAGGCAACGGGTTTGAGGTTGAGGAATGCCGTAACCGCTGGCCCTAATGTGGCTTGCCCCGCCACAGCACTGGCGATATCTATGTACTTACTGGCCGCCACAATCTCGGGCTGGCTAATGCTGATGCTTTTTGTGTGTACAGGTGAGAAGGGCATGAAGAATGCCCCGTTGACTCGGCACCGCTGGTTGAGCTGCTCAACGAACTGAAAATACATCGAACTCCGCTGTGGCCACTGTGGGTACCATGAATGTGCCTGATGCCTGCAATCCGCTCCTAGTCATCCGCTTATGCTCACCACCGCCCAGCAGGAGGTAGCCAAAGGCATCACCAATATGCGAATGCTCGTTCTTGTTGGGTGCGTCTTTGAACCGCTCCTGGCCTGCGCCAATGGCCACCCGCTTGAAGTGATATCCACCGCCCAGACTCTTGCGCAGCATCTTGCAGTCCCGGCTAACGATCAGGCCTGGCTTGCCGTTGATGAGTCTCTGCATGGGCATGGCTGCCGCCTCTCGCCTGACTTTGAAGTCATTGCTGTAGGTAGGCTGTGCCCGTAGCCCCAGGGTGCGCAGATGGTCGAATGCGGTGACCTCATATATCGCATCCCTGGCCATACCGGCA